CTTTAAGGTTGACTAAGTGTTACTTAGAATCGACTTATTTTCCTGCGATCAAAGCAACGGCACACGCTGGGCGAAGAATATTATGGCCCATCGCATATTTGCTCACCATCAAAGTACCTTGTCGATTGATCTGGTACTCGCTCTCAACACTGAGATCCATGAGCTTTGCAGTAGCCACTGCATCTTTGGTCATGACAATTGCACGAACACGTAGAGCAACATCAGAAATAAATGATGAGTCTCTATTGGAACTTGCAGTGTTATCTACCTCTGTTACCCACTGGTTTGCAGTGTTAACTGCTGGAACATCATATTGATATGTTCTACCAGATCCTACAGTAGTAGCTAATGGTTGGTTTGAACCCCATGCAGGAGCAGTTGCCTGAGTTTTATGAACAAGAGAACGAGTAGCATCAGTTGCTGATGTACTTCCCTGAGTCCACAAAGCTGAAGACCAAGTGGTTCCACCAGTAGTGGTGTAAGAACCAAGATGATTGGTCACATAAATAGGCATTCCAAGGATTCTTGGAACCTGTCCACTTGCGATACTTCCAGATCCACCAACGTCACGATTAAAGATCATGAAGTCATCAATACCAGTAGTACCTGATTGTTTGAACATGTCATAGTACATGTCAGTAGACATAACTACGAAGGGTTCTCCAGGAACATCTTTGTTCTCAAGGATACGCTTGGCATCCATGATAGCTTGAGCAATGTGCTTAGATTCACGTTGCTTTGCTGCATCAGAAGTTGTTCCTGTGGTTGCACCAATGACTACGTTCTCTGTGAAATCTTCATCATCAAACGCAACGTAATCTTGGACCATTCCTTTATTGTGAGCAGAAGCTCCAGCCATAGTAGACGTTTCGCAGAGGGCAGCTTTAATGGCTAACCTAAGGATATTCTGGTCTGCTATTTTACCTAGAGAAAACCCTGCTTCTTGGGTGTAGACGGATCTGATGTCATAATGTTGCATCGCCTCATCAATCTTTGGGATAAACTGAGCGTTCAACAAGAGGTCATCAATGGAGACCACACGTTCTGCTTGCTTGGCAGCACTTGGTACGATCTCATCGCCAGGGGTGTGGTAGGCTGCATCACGATATTTTCCTGTCATTGGAAATTGAGCAGACTTACCTTTTGTGAGGGTTCTAACACGATGCAAAGGCATCATGATGTTTTTACTTTGAAACGCTGTAAGCACCTCACCAGCATACAACTTGAGAAATAATTCTCTTACACCTTCTGCACGGTTATTAAGACCGTTAACCGCACCAGAACGATGTATACCACCTTCTACATTAGTATCAACGGAACTATAATCTGTTGCCATATTTGGTTTTATAGAGTGATTAAAAATTACATGTGCATTAATACCAGCACACTAAGATGTACACACATACGTGTACACTAGGAATGTGTTAATCAACCCTACAAACTTTCGGTCTAGTGTTATCCTCCGCAGAGGGCAAAAGCTTAATTGTCTGATTAAGGCTATTTTCACATAATAGAAGATCTCTCCAATTGCCTTGCTACATTAGCACGGAATGCAGGATCTTTTTCGTAGCGAGGATCTGCCATTGCTTCCGTTAACTGATGCAATGATCCAAATCGTTCACCACTTGTATTTGCAGTAGACCCTTGGATTAAACTAGGTTCACTCCCTTGGTCCTGTGCGAATCTTGTGTAAAGACTATTGATAGCGAACTGCATGTTGTTAATCTGGTTGCTATCAATGTTTGCGTTGAATGCATCGATCTCACCGTCACTTAGGTTATCTGATGCCCATTCAAGCATTGCTTCATAATTCTGTTCTCCACCTACCATGCCATAAGCATTAGATGCAACTTGTCCCATAAGGGCTTGTTGTCCCTCAAGGTAATTGTCTACAAGTTGTCTTGATATTCCAGCTTCACTGAGTGCTTGGTAAGCAGGATCACTAAGCTGACCTGTTTCATCAAATTCATTAGCGAATTTCTCAAAGTCTAACCCACGGTCAGCAAGAAATGACTCTATATCATTTCGTTGTTCTTCTTGTTGGGCTTCCATCTCTTGGACTTCAGCCATTTTATCTTGTCGATCTTGTGGTTGACCACCAAGTTTCTGTTCCAATTCGAGATATGCTCTAGCCATATCTTCGGGATTACTGAACTTCTCTGGTAACCATTCGGGCCGATCTGAGGCATTGGGGTTTTCCAATCCTTCAGCTTTTGCCACCATTTCCTCAACGTGTCCATCGGGGTTTTCTGGTGGTGCTTCATACGTGTTAACTTCGTCAACCATAACTTAGTTTGCTTGTTGCATTTGTTGTTGCATTTGCTCCATAGCCTCAGGTGACATGTTTTGCATACCATCCATCATAGACTTCAGAGCACCAGGAGCACTCCCTTCAACAACATTCTTCATCATATCTTGATTCATCATCTGTTGTTGCTGTTGCTCTCTCATCTGCATCTCTTGTTGTTTCTGTTCTTGTGTTTTCACAAGACCATTTGTGTCGATACCAAGGGATGCACCAAGTCTGGAAATGTAGTCACCTATGTTAAGTTCCCTCAAGAGTACTTCTTCACCAAGTGGTGATATATTCTGCATGAACTCTACCAGCTTATTCAAGTCCTGACCTCTACCAAGTGCTTCTACACCAGTAATGATCTGTGGCTTGATGCTGTCTTTTGGAAACTTAGGCATCTTTCCAGATTGTTCCATTCTACTAAGAAGAATTTTCACCATAGGAAGTTGAAACTCTACTGAAAGAATTGAGTAGATGTTTCCTATTTGTCCTTCTAGTTCGCTTGCCATGTAGCGGATCTCCTCCGCAGTAACACGTTCTGCTTGCCTTTGTACTGCACTGTTAAGAAGAAAAGCATAACTAAGCCTTTCTGAGATAGTCTTCATGGTATCAAGGGTTACCCTGAAATCATTGAACTTCTCCATTTGCAATACAGAAACATCATTAGAATCTCCTTGTACGATTGCACCAGAAGGAGACTCAGCAATAGTCCGTAACTTTGTAGTTCCATTGGGTTTCACTAAGAACAAAAGTTTAGCCGCGGCAGCACTACCTTGGACAATAGCCTTAGAGAGACCTTCTAGACTCTTAAGGTCTCCGATGAATTCCTCTACATATCCTCTCCCATAGTCCTCACCGTCTAACTTGGAGAACCTGAGAGCAAGGTATTCATTCTTATCAAGTGGGTAAGTACCTCTAGATTCAGGAACTTCAAATCCCTCAATCTCTTGGTAGGTATTCCACTTGTTACCTTCTCTTTTAACACATGTGTAGAGGTCATAATCCTTGGTTCCATAGTCTTCCTGTGCAGTCACGAGCATTCGTACACTCTCAGGAAGCATCTTAGGACTAAGACTTTCCTTGGTTACTATTTCAAGGATGTTTCCCATCGCATCACGCTTGACCACGAATCGGTCCAAGCGAAAGATACGCATGTTCTCACCCTTTGGAAAATGCAAGAGAACATTACCAGTGACTATAAGCTGTTTTAGTGCTTCATACACAGGCACTCTTACTGCTTTGGTTTCTATCTCCTGCATGGCAGATCTTTCGATTGATCCTAAAGCTTCTTCAACTGCTCCCCTCTGGGACTCAGCTATTTCAGCAAGATCGAAGTCATCAATGAC